AGAGCGTAGCACCAACACATGCTTCCATCGCTTGTGTCCAGCCCAAGCTCCTGCAAATGTTTCATCTGTTCGACTGATAATACTTGTTTTGATTTCATAGTTTAGTCCTCCGTTTCCGTTTCAAAAGTGTTGTATTCAATATCAGCATTACTAACGCATTTGGGCATGTTCTTATCCCGTTCTTCCTTACTCAAATAAAGAAATATATCTTCGTCTGGATTGGAAGAATAACTATTCCCGTTCCAGACTGTTCTAATTATTCCATATATCTTCATAATCAATCTCCTTTCTCCTTAATCCGTTCCAGTACATCCTTGTTGGCTTCGAGTATCTCATCGAAAGACGGGATGGGAAACCATGCAACAACATCATCTATCACTTCATCATAATAGCCGCCATTACTTTTCATCCATTTGTTTTCAGATGAAAAATACGCTTTGAATATATCACCATTCATAACCATTACAATACAATCGCCAGATGTGTCACAACCAGCCTTGTCCTCAACGCTCACCCACGGAAATTGCTTTGCCTGCCATGCTGCACCTTCCTTAAATGCTCGTAATGCAATCGCTTTTGCTAATGCCTTGATAGCTATACAATCTCTTTCATCATAGGCAAGCTCTGCATCTTTATTATATGTACTTTCACTCCAATGAGTGCGGGCTGCTTCTTCTACTGTCTGCTTCATCATTGTTAGTTTTAATTATTTATTAATAACCACCGCCATCGTACTTATAGATGTCCCACTTTCCTTGAATTCTCCGGCGCCGATTTCAAATACTTCTCCACGTACATCTTCCAACCATTGGCGGAAGTCGACACATTTCTTTTCCGAAGCGAATTTCCAGTGCGGGCTGGTAATGGCTGCGAGCGTTCCGCCGGCTTCTAAATGTTCATACATCATTCTCACATGCTCTATATCCTGATTGTTTGAGAAAGGCGGGTTGGCAATAATCTTGGTATAGCTTCCTACGCTGTCCTTTGTAAAATCTTCATCAAGCAGTATCACATTTTCCAACGAATGCAAAAACTCTCTGTTTTCCGGCATCAGTTCATAGCATTCTACTGTTACGGAAGGACAAGCCCTATGAATGGCTTTAATGAGAGCACCACGACCGGCACTCGGCTCCAATACCGTATCATTTTCATGTATTCCGCCGGCAAGCATGACCAGCCAGTCCGCCACCTCAGCCGGCGTTTCAAAAAACTGGTAATCCTGTTGCAGGTTGCATCGCTTACCCTCGTGAAGAATACTAAACACACGTTCCGCATTAAATGGGAAAGTAAAACCTTGCACCTTTCCACCTTGCCAGGAACCGCCGGCTTCCTCAATCCACTTCTTAGCCTCGGCATACGATTTCTTGTTGAATTGCACATTGGGAAGTTTCAACAAACCGTTCTCCAAGGTACAATGCCGCAATATCTCTTCAACGCTCCAGCTTTTCCCGCTGTCAGCTGTACCTTTCTTGCTTTCTTTGTTCTCCTCAATGCCTAACAGTCTGTTCAATGATTTTTGTACACCGATAGCAATGGAGGCATTGACTGACATCCACTCCAGTATGGCTGTCAGAAACTCGGTGTCTACATGTCCGGTCTCGTCATAAATGGTTTCCTTGTCAATCAGGCTCGGAAGCTGCTTGAATGGTTCAAGGCTACCATGTAACGTTTCGATTAAAATCTCTTTTTTGTTCGTCATAACTCTTTTGTAAATAAATTCTTGTTGTGTCCACACTCCCATGGCCGAGAAGGTCGGCCAGTTGAATGACATCCTTATTTTTTTTCAGGAACATTTTTGCGAAAAAATGCCGGAAGGCGTGCGCGTGCATCTTCCTTGAGTCAATACCGCAATGTTTGCCCCATGCTTTCAAATGTTGTGAAAAACCTCGTTGAGTTAACGGGCCGAATTTCCCAACAGCGAGAAGTCCTGTTTTGCCAGCCTCTTTCATGTATGCTATTGCTTCCTGTCTCAACTGTTTTTGGAAAAAGAAGCGACGGTATTTATTACCTTTACCGCGAAGCGTAACCTCACCTGCCGCTATGTCTTCCCACGTGAATTGTTGGAATTCTGATAGACGTGCGCCCGTTGTACCCAGTACCTTGATAAAAAAGTAGTAATCCTTGTTGGATTTCGTTTTCAGAAAATCCAGTAGGCGGTTGTACTCCTCTTCTGTCGGGACGTTGTTTACATCGAGCTTGCGCTTCATCTTAGGCCTTTTAAGTTCTATCGGTTTCTTTAACCATTTCGAGAACTTTTCTAAAGCGGTGATACGCAAACGGATAGTTTGCGGGGATAGTGATTTCTCTTCCAAAGTCCGTATAAACCTCTTGCAGTTTTCCATACTTATATCATTGGCATATTCAAAGTATTGTTTCAAAGAGGTGTGGTAAATATCTACAGTATGCGAAGAGTAATCATTGCTATCGGTAAGCCATACTATAAAATCATTCAACAGTTTCCTGTTCTTTTCTGAAATGGTATCAAGCCTTTCCAATGTCTTTATTTTCTTTTCCCGACGGTTATACCCGATTTTAAGGTGGAATAATAAATCACAAATGGCTTCACTCATCAATGGATAACGTGCCCCAATATTGGCATTTTCACGCTTATAAGCCAGATAACCACGGCGATTGACTTCTTCGGCACTTTCAAGAAAATCCGTTACATATTTGATATATTTGCCGATGGTATCATAAGTTCTACTTGTTGTATACAAGTAGGAAATATAATCGGTTAAAATCTTTTGCCTGTCATTATTCATTGCTTATTCCTTTTTCTTGATTTAATCTTGATTGGATTGTTTTTTGTTCCGGTACCGAACCATTCTAAGCGGAAACCGTGTATCCGGAGCCAGTATTTAAAAGCGGGGATAGTTGTCAGTTGCATAATCAATGACTTTTAATTTTCTTATATTTACCGCACTTCTTGCAGAAATAGTGACGGACGGTGTACCAACTGCTATCACCCCAATCATCAACAACTTCAACTCTCCTCTCAAATAAGTATTCCCACTCGTGGCAACAGAACCATTTCTTTATAATGGCATCAATTAAATGCTTCATAATCAACTGTCCTCCTTTACAATTCTACCATCGTCTAACAACGTGTATAGTTTACCCTTATATGCCAGAGCGAAACACCATTGGCGGGCATACTTCAAATACTGATGCAATTTGTATCTATGCTGGTATTTCTGCATCTCTTTTTCTATTCTTTTCTTCATGTTCTTCGATTTAATATTTCCCTTTCAATGATTTTCTTTGCATTAAAGCCGAATAAGCCTTTCTTTTGCTCATGAAAATCCGCAATAGGTATTTCGTTTATATAGTAATAGAAAGCTTCGTAACCGTCTGCAAAGTTGCGAGCAAGAAACCCATTAGGGTGAGTGTTCATATATCTTTCAACGGCTATTATCACTCTTTGGGCATAACCGGGAAACATCTTAAACTCTAATTGCATCTGCTTGTAATTGCAGAGAGGACAGCCGACACAACCGTGACGGCTCAAATTATATGGAGCGTCATAATACTTTGAATATGGCAATCCGTATTTTCGGATATAGCTCCAAACATCTTCTTCCGACCATGTAAGAATAGGAAGAATATGTTTGGCGCCTTTCATCCACTTACGGGTGTCACACTGTTCTGGTTCATAATCTTTCCGGTTTCTACTTTCCGAAGCCCTCATGCCCTCAATGCTTCTTTTCCCAATGCCATACCGTTCTTTTAACTCCTCGCAGCAGAACCGACGTAAACGAGAGGGGAAACCTTTCTCCTCAATCAGCTTAAAGAAAGATTTCTTTGGGTGCATTATCTGAACTTGTGGATAGTTTTTCTTTATAAAGTTGATTGTTCCGGGTGGGTCTACTGTAGTATTGGCATATATTGCATCATATACAATGCCCGCACGTTCGGCAAGGTCAAGTATGACGACGCTATCTTTTCCACCTGAAAAGCCAAGATTTAGAGGCTTATCCTGATATATACTTCGAAGGAAGTCTATTGATTGTTGTTCTTTCTTATCCATTTACTCTATTTCTTTTATTCCGTTCCCGATTGTCTTCCGAAACACACATTTTGCACCATGATGTCTTGATGTGATACACCTTTCCGTTGCGATAGATTGTCCTGTCATAGAAGCAGGATAGTAAAAGCTGTCTTTTGCAGCGGCTGCACACCTTGCGTTCTACACCGTCCACCATCACCCGGTTCCTCGGTTTCCGTTTCACTATCTCGCACGGACCGCATTCGGATGCACCGTACTTCCGGCAATAGGCAAGGGAATGCTTGACACATTTCGCGAAAGAGGTGCAATCGGAGCGGGGGACTGTCTGATGGATGTTCATACTATTTGCCTTTTTCTATAGATTCTATTGCCAGGAATATCTCATACATTACTTGTGGCGTATTTCCATACATATCCACCAGCTAATTTCCTTTTCCCTTTACATACATCACAAATATGTGCGGCATTTATCCTAGTGATTCGGGAGGCGTCATTTAAAACTTCAAATCTGTTTATCAAATTCCCATCAACCGATAATTGCAATACAGGCTTCCTTGTTTTCTCTATCAATAAAAAATTCCTTTTACCGTAGTTACAATTATACGATTCGCTACACCATTCGAGATTGTCAACATTATTATTGGTTTTTATTTCATCTTTATGGTTTACTTGTGGTAGATTTTTTCTATTTTCTATAAACGCTTTCGCGACAAGCCTATGCACCAAACAAGTCTTCTTTTTCCCTCTTAATATTAAATTAACTTTTAAATATCCATTTGTCGCTATTGTGGGAGATAAAACCTTTCCATGATATATATGATTCCCTAAAAACATACTGACGCTTCTAATACGTCCATGACTACTGACTTCATATCTTCCATCATAACCTTCAATAGTTTTCCATTCTTCCATTTTCTACAATATTTATTGCTCTAAAAATTTCATATATAACCTGTGGTAAAATCGCATTGCCGTATGCCTTTATCGATTCCTGCCGCCACTTTGAAAAGGCAATACCGTCCAATCTGGTGGAAATCCCATCATCTCGGCTACAAACAGGGGATTGAGTAGGGAAGTTTTCCCAATCAGGCGGGCACACAAATGGTTCAGTTCTGATGTCCGGGGACTGCCGTCTTTCCGGTCCTTTGCCGTTCCGGGATTGTGACAACTTGTCGTTGGTGTAGGTAACATTCCGTGGAAATCCATGAAATCCATTAGGCCATTCGGACGATTGCTTCCGTTTCTTCGACTCGCCATCGTTTTTGCACCTGCATTTTTCAAATCCTTCACCCGTTTTGCATGGTGTATGTCGGTAGACATCGGAGTTGGGAGCAGCCCTACCGGATAGAATGTTGTTTTCCCATTTTCGTTGCATACCTTTAACCCCTGCGTCTGCACGGTGGCAATAAAGAAGACACGGTCTCTTCTGTGCGGCGCTCCGACGGCACAAGCCGGAATAACAACCGGTTGGACGGAATATCCTTCACGTTCAAGGTCGTTACACACTGTTTCGACGACGTATTCCTGCCGATGCAATATTCTTTCTCGGTCAACCTCTCCGAACAGAGATTCTTCACGTCCCAACGGAGTTTCACTACCTGGCTGTACCATCGTGAGGATTCCAGCAACGTTTTCACCAACAATCCAATCGGGCTGAATCTCCCGTATCGCTCGTAGCATTTCCGGCCAGAGGTAGCGGTCATCTTCCGCTCCCTTTCGCTGTCCTGCGCAAGAAAAAGGCTGGCATGGGAAACCTCCGGTGAGGACATTGATTTTTTCCCGCCACTCTGTAAAATCTGTTTTCGTGATGTCTTCATAACTTTTGCTGTTTGGAAACCAATAATCAAGTATTTTTCTCCCGAACGGGTTTATTTCACAATGGAACACGTTTTTCCAGCCCATTATTTCGGCAGCTATTTCCGGACCACCGATGCCGCTAAACAGAGAGCCGTGTGTCAATTCGCTTTTCTTCATTTCCATAATTCAGAACCACTCTTCATTCGCTCCAACCTCTACCGAGAGCCAGTCCATGAGGAGGGTTATAAGGTTATAAATAGGTTTCATCTCACTAAACTTTTATCGCGTTGGCAATATTATCCGCATCCGACAGCTTTCTTACCAGCACATCAAACGCTGCTGTGCACCGCTCTGTGTTCATATTGACTGTTTTCCCGATTTTCAAACTATCGGAAGCAAGGTTCATCATCCTTGCCACATTTGAAAGCTTCAAATATTCCAACGTGAACCCGTTGAACCGTGCATCTTTCTTCCGAAGCTCTTTAATCCTTTCGTCAAACTGGATGCAGGCGTAATCACACAATGTCCTTGCAAGTTCGAACCTTGCAATCTCTGCGGAATGGGATATGCCGTTATCGTCAAGAGCCTGCTTGAACTGCCAATACAGCATATCCACGTGCTTGTTCACTTCTTCCGTATACTTGTCGTTGCAGTCGGCGAAAAACTCGCTCCGGTCTGAACCGATAACGCTGTTTACAGTACGCTCGTATTCCTTTCTTGCCTTATCGGCATCATTCAAATACCGCTTGAATGCCTGTTTGTAATAAGGCGTTCTCTTCATCGCATGCAGACACTCTATAACCTGTCCGCAACAGATGTCGTTCGTGAGCAGTATGTTGTAGGTGCACAGAACTACAAGACTCTCATACTTGCTGATTATCTGATTTGCCGTGTCGGTGGTCATTGTCTTGTCTGTTCTGCCTTGTTCATATTCTTGTTTCTGCTCTCTGTTGCAAGCTCATCAATCATGCGCTGCCACTCCAATTGTTCGATTTTCTTTTCAATCTCTATGTCCATAATCATTTTTTCTTGAATTTCTCGCATGTCCTGCCGTATCTGCCACAAGCGCACACTCTATGGCTTCTAATTTTACAAAAGCATGAGTTCTCGATAAAGTCTGTGGCGTATGAGCATTGGCGGCAGTGGACGAGGGAGAGGGGTTCTTTTTTCTTTGCCATCTATCTTCGGCTTTCACCTTCAATTTTAACCACATTGAACATCTCTTTCACCCGGTCGGCTATATAGGCTCCATACCGTTGAGAGAACTCCTTGTCCGGGTCAAGATTGGTAGTCATGTGGGTATAGAAATTATATCGCTGCTCATAACGGAGTTGTAAAACGGTCTGAATGGCATTTATGCCCGTACCGAAGTGCTTGGCATCCATTGGCTCCCGTCCTACCTCGTCAATGGCAAGATTGTGCATACATGACCTATCTGTGTATTGGTTTAACCCGGTAATACCTTTCTCGGCAAACTGCAAGGCAATCTCGGCAGCACTGGTAAACTGAAAGGTCAATCCAGCATCCGCGCCGCCAATACAATAACGGGCAATTTTTGCCGCATAGTTCTGTAGCCCTTTCAGCAAAGTGGACTTGCCCACTCCGATAGAGCCGTGTAATAATAATCCCTTTCTTACATCCAATACTCCGGGAATCCCCCAAACCCATTGATAAAGGGCTTTCAGCAGTTGGCGGTTGCTATCATCAACTGTAAAGGCTGGGGAAACGGATTTCATGGAAGCTACGAGTTGGTTGCGCCAGTACATATCAGCCTGCTCCTTGCTCCATTGTTTCTGATTAGCTTTGTTTGCCGAAGACGATTGATTTGATACCGGCGGAGCTTTTGTCTGGTTCAGTATCAGGTTTCCGATTCTTTCCATAATTTTTTAGTTCAAATAATCCGGAATAGTTGTTTGCTATTGATTGCTCAACAATACATCTTGCTTTTTGGGGGTTGTTGTCACTTAACTCTAATAGATGATTATAGCACATTTTTAGCGACTTAGCAGATTTATAGTTTTCCCTTCGCTCGCGCTTATATCCAAGCCATTCCCTAAATGCATCTTTAAAATCCTCATCAACAAAAGACAAATCAACTTCCTTGTTTTTGGGAATCGCTTTCTTATCTCCGTTAGGAGATTCTTTCTCTATATCATTTTCATCATCATTTTCATTAGGCTTGTTTTGGGTTGTTTGGGTTGAATTTAACCCACTGGGTTGTTTGGGTTGTTTCGATTTTGCGTTGCTATTCCCAATCGGAGCACCACCTTTACGCCCGTTGTTCCGGTTTCTCTCGACAATGCCATGATATTTAGTTTCGTCTATCTCAAATTGGTTGATAAAGAAACCAAATGCCATTTCAATGTCCTCCTCTACCGTAACCTCCTCGCCAAGTTGATACTTGAAAATTGCACGGAATAATCGTCCAAGCTGTTTGTCTGATAATCTTGATATAGGTTTGTAGAAAGACTTATATAGTATAAAGCTATCTTTTGCCATTGTCATACATCTTTCAAATAATCGTTTACAACTTTTATAAACTCATCAAGTGACCGGACAACGACATATTTAGCGCCGATACTCTCAAACTCCTTCTGATAGGCTTTCTGATTCTCCGACTGCCTGCCTGTTTTAGTCTTTAATTCCACCCCACAGAAAGGATAAAACTTATTCGGTATAAGAAGTACCAAATCGGGGAATCCTGCACGAACACCCATCTGCTTGAACTTTGCAGCTTCAATGGAATTGCGTTTTCCGCCATTTGGAGAGTGATGGAGAGTTAGCCTATATTTAGGATATGCGTAATCAAACCACTTCACGCAAGCTTTTTGGAGTTTGTCTTCTAAATGTCTCATGCAAATTATGGTAGTTTTAATTTTATTTCATTGATAAGTTCTTCATTGGATATACAATAGCCGGCATTAGCTATGTCGCATAAATGCCTTTTTAAATCGGTCGGATTGTTAAATTCAATAGGTTGCTCTCCAAAAGGAGTAATGGGAATTCCTTTTTTATATACCACATGCCCTCGTTTTTCTATTTCTTCAATCAAATCTTCATCAGAGGCAACGGTCATAAAATCATCGAGATAATCGTCTATATATATGTCCGTCTCGGTTGTGATTGTAATATACTCTCTTTTTTTCTTCATATATATTTGATTTTAAGTTCCACATCCACCGGCTTATCTTTCATCATGGAGAAAGCATCAAGTATCCTCTCCTTAGTCAACTGGATAGGTCGGGTCATTATTTCACTCTCTATGTTTTCCAACGGTATCTTCTTTCCGTCATAAGTAATAAGAACCGCAGAAGTTATTACGTAAGGACTCCTGTCTTGTATTGTTTCTTTATCTGCCTTGCAATCTTCTTGTTCAGTTTACTTAGACGCTCTGCCTGCTTGCTGTCACCTCCAATATTATGAATGTCTGACTTTTGGTCTTCGATAAGCTTCTGAATGATTGCGCCTTCGGATTTGGGTATTGTAAGTTTCATTCAATTTGCATTTATGTAGTATGGCATATCATTCGTCTTTTAGTTCAACTCCCAAGCATAATACTTTGTCAGACACACCTACATCATCAAATTCAAGCTCTGAATA